ATCCGGCCCCGTTAACCCCCCACCCAGACGGATATCCGAAACCATTGAAACCTAGTGAATCACCGGTGATAACAACTGAACGTGTAAACTCTAGCGAGTTAGCATCGTTAGCTAATTTAATAACATCGCTGTTTATTACCGTGTAAGACTTTGGCATGTGTCGATTTATTAAATCAATTTCACTCTGTACTGTATTTCCTGATTCAGTGCCAATCAGTGCCGCACCGCCATCCCCTGCCAGCGCGGCGCGCAGAGTCAGATCGGTGACATTTACCCATGCCCCATTCGCTACGCCGCCAGTGCTGGCAGGCGATGAACTGGCCGGTACAGCTTTAGGGAAATCACCATCCCAGCGGTAATGGTTGCCATCAGCTTCATATTTCAGCGTCTGTGTTGCATCCGTCAGCGTTGCGCCGGCCTCGAATGTTCCCGCGGGAATCCAGCCGAGAGTGCCAATAACCTGGCGAATCAGGTTTTCTAATCCAGTCAGCGTATAGCGCTCAACCCCTAGTCGATCTAATGTGGTTAAGGCGATGCTATTAACAAACTCATCAACAATCTGAGCATTGTCTGATAAGTCCTGCATTGCAGTAGACGGTACAGGGTTGTTCGTATTGTATCGGGCCATATCTGCTTCCATAAAAAAAGCCAGCGGTTAGGCTGGCTTGATTGGGGTTTCGCTTTCGCGGATGGTGTGTAATAAAAAACCCGCCGAAGCGGGTTAGGTGGGTTGGTTTAAATTAGTGCTTAGTGGTGAGCGTTTTCAGGTGAAATTCGTCTACTTTCTCCAGCATCAACAGGCCATCCCTTTCCTTACTCTCAATCTGCAAAAGCTCACTGTTCATCTTGTCCACCAGCGGCTGAATATCAGCGTTGCGCCGTAACACTTTGCTGATAACCGATTTCTCAAACTCGAACATGATTTTGTTCACCGCCGTGGTGATTCTCAGGATGCGCGTGCACTCTTCTTTTAATGCTGGCAAATCCTCAACAGCGAATCGTTGCGGTGATGGCGTACCAGTTGCGGCACGCAGTGAGCGCCAGACACCATAATTCCATGATTCGCTGAACTTCATGTTATGCGTCATCATCCACACAAGGTTCTTGATGTTCTCCATGTCCTTGTTGCTGATTGGCTCCCCCTTCTGATGCTGGTAGTTGCCTTTCTTGCGGATCGATGGAAGTACATCGTTAAATACCCAATCCTGAAACTGACGCGCTTCCGGTTTGTTGCTGCGGAATATGACGCGGTAGAGGTTTGGCTCGTTGACGTAAACAAGCTGCTGTTTGCCGCCTTTTGTAGGGGTGTATGTTTTACATATACCCTTTTCATCCAACTGTCCGGCAAGTTGACTGGCGTTCTTTATTTCCAAAACTGAGCACACATCTTTCAGGCAAAACCACGGTTCATCACCGATTACCTGAATGCGAACCTCATGCGATTCCTGAAAGCTGAACGCTACCGGAGTGCTGTTATTTGATGCTGAAATTGCTATACTTGACATGTTGGTTTTTCTCCAAGGATTGACCGGCAACCGAAGCCCTAACTGTTACAGCAGTTGGGGCTTCAACCTTTCTACGCATTGATAAATCCATCTCTTTTCAGACTCTCCATGACGCGGCGGTGCATTTCTGTATTCACCGATCGCCCACTTTCCTCCGCAGCCTTGCGTATCAAATCCAAATCCTTCTGAGGCCACCGCAAGTTAAATTGCGGCATCTTACTAGCTCCTTTCATGCTTCCCTCCAGATGAGTCCACCGTGGACCTATTGAGAATATAATAGCATCGTCCTATCATGTCAATTGCTTAAAAAAGGATGATGCGATGGCTAGAGATGACCCGCATTTCAACTTCCGTATGCCTATGGAAGTTAGAGAAAAATTAAAAATAAGAGCAGCCTCTAATGGGCGTTCAATGAACACTGAGCTTCTGCGTATTGTAGAGGATGCACTGTCTACGCCATCGCCAGTATCTGGCTACAGAGACGAGGCCGAGCGCCTAGCCGATCAACATGCTGAGCAGTTCAAGTCAGTGGTATTTGAGACTCTTAAAGGCATTTACAGCAAGGAGAAATAATGAACCACTTACCGAAAACAACAGCGAAAGTAAGCAGCCAACAGGACATTCAAAAAGAAATCGAATCCATCAAAAAAGCATTAGGTCTTATCCTTGCTGCATTACCAGAAGATAAGCGAATTTCAGTGCAACAGCAGTTGCTTGAAAGCTTCGACTACGCAGATCGCGACCTGGCTACGCAGATTAATCAATTCATCTTCCGTGATGAAGAACACTAACACATTTCGGCATCACACAGCATCCCAACTAGTTGATCGCAGGGTAACCTTGACTTGTATCCAGCGGTGGAAGTGGTCGCGGAAATTCTGCCTTTTTATGGTTAACGATGTCACTAATGGTAAGTGGTTTACCATAAAGCTTGACCTTATCGGTTAACGGTGTAACCTTTGGTTAATCGTTTACCATTAGTGGCATCGTTAACCAAGGATTCATATGAAAAAGTATGCTATTTGGAATAATAAAGGCGGTACGGGAAAAACAAGTCTTTCCTTTCAGTCCATATGCCGTTACGCAGAGCTTCATCCTCTTGAGCGCGTATTGGTTATTGACGTTTGCCCTCAAGCTAACTTATCTGAGTTATTCCTTGGGGGATTGATCGGGAATGGAAGTGTTAACCTTCTCACCCGTCATGACCTTGCAAGTAGGTGCACTCTTGGTGGATATTTTCAGATGCGGCTTCCGACTCCGTATCAAAAGCCTACGTTCGACTCACATGACTATTTAACGCATCCAAAAGCTTTTAACGATCAGATCCCAAGCAATATATCCCTGGTGTGTGGAGATCCACTCTTGGAGTTACAGGCTAATGCAATAAACACACTTGCTAACCAGCAGATCCCCGGTACAAACGCCTGGGTAAGCATCATCGATTGGATTAATGATCTTTTGGCTGGCCTTGAGGGTGAGTACGACGTTCTCTTCATCGACTGCAACCCCAGCTTCTCTATTTACACTCAGGTAGCTTTAGCTGCGATTGATAAGCTAATCCTGCCAGTAATGGCTGATGACTCTTCGAGAAGGGCAATTCAGAATGCATTCTCTTTGATATATGGTCTCAAGTTGCCATCAGATATCTACGCATCCTATGCATTCGCTAATAAGCTAAAAACTGTAGGCAGGCCGCTACCAAAAGTGCACATGATTGCAAAAAATAGACTAACGCAGTACATGGGTCCGGCCTCTGCTTATGCCGCTGTGCTTAACTCCATTGATAATGACATCAGGCAATTACTAACAAGTAACCCAGAGATATTTGACTTTGCTGCTGTAGATGATGGCGTTGTAAACATTAAGGACTTTCAAACTACTGGTGTTGTGGCTTTTGCAAAAGGATGCCCTTTCTCAATCTTACCTACCGGTAGCGTTAGAGTGATGAACAGAAGGGTAAAAGTTAACGCCCCATACAAAAAGTCTTGCCTTGACGCCATCGACATTATGGTTTCAAAACTTTAATGACCAACCCGGCACTCGCCGGGTTTTTCTTTGCCTCAAGCCACGTCACCCGGATAAACCGCATCATCGTGATCATAAAACGATGCGCGATACTCCATCGCTGATACCTGACATGTTCCGTCTGAGCCTGGCGTTATGTCGCTAACTATGGCGTCATACCCCACCCTTGAGCTATCGCAGAAAACTAAGCGCGGCAGCTCAATGCTTGGATTGTCCATTTCCCAATCTTCCGGGTGCAAACCGATGCTGTACGGCACAGATAGTGTGTATTCATCTATCTGCGTCGGGGTTAGCAGCGCTGATGCAGATCCATCCTGAAACCGAATCAGGCAGCGCGGATTATCAAGCGTCCAATCCAAAGGCTCAGACACATGAAGTGTTATCACGCTGGCGTCGTATCCCATCCCTTCAATCAGGCAGCTAGTTGTGGTTGTGCCTGGGATGTCGTCAGTAAGCACAATCCGATCTCCCATGTTGTAGCATAGAGCATCCATTTCGGTTGTGGTCGTGTGCGTCAGTCGCTGGTTGAGATGCTTCATCAGGCGACGCATGCCGATTTGGTATGCCCGGTCAGCAGTGAGCACGCCATCAAGCGTATAATCCTCCACTTTTGACGGCTTTGGGTTATCGCTGGTGCGACACTGAACGGTTTCCTCAGCCCATGTGGTGCCGTTGATGTACGTCACATCCACACCGTCATAATCGTCACTTGAAGGCGCAGAGAACGCCGTTTGCATTGGCTCCGTCATTTCCTGCGGCGTGATAATGCCCGTCCACGGTTTAATCCCTTCCCTTCCCACAGAGGCCAGTCCATCAGAAAGTAAGAAGTATGAATTACCAGCATTCGAGATGGTTTGCAGTATTTCCAGCGCCGTAACACTGTCACTGGTCGCAAAGTCGAATGTTTCCCCTCTAGCTGTCCAGTAATTGGTTTCAAGTTCCGTAATGGCATCCGTATCAATCTGGTCACTGGTGAAGCCAAGAGAAGTAAGCACATGCAACAAAGCGCCGCTGATTGACCGATTCGTGTAGCCGCCATAGTCTCGCGTGGCGATAACGTTAATGCGTCTGTCTGACTGTGCCGCAATGCGATTGCCCGTGCGAACAGTGAGCGCAATAGTGGTTACATCGGCATAGCTGGTCGGTCGCTTGCTGAGTTTTGAGCGTAGAGCCTGCCAATAAACCAAGTCACGAGTAGAGCCGCCAGCCGTGGCAGTAGTGCGCCTAACTCTAACCTCAATTTGCCCCGCTGTGGCTACGTCAAATGCCTCAGTGAATCCTATGGCATCCTCTGACGAATCAGCATAACGGATCGTCCTTTCCGTCCATTCTTCATCACCAACAACGCGATATTGAATAGCTACCGTTACGGACGCCCCGCCTTTATTCCCTTTATTGTCGTATGAGCATAACCCGCTGGTAAAAGCGAAATTAATCTCAAAACGGTTTGTCGCCTCACTATCCGGGCAAGCCATGTAAGGGCCAAGCCAGTTTAAAGAATCGTTGATCCCTGTTACCGATGCATCAAGCATGGTGCGCTCTGTGAAACCGGGCCAAGACGGATCCACTTCCGTTGTGACAATGGTTATCGGATTACCATCTTCATCTTCGCCCGTTGTTGTGACATCGATAACGCGCACTACAGAGATAGTAACACCATCAATTTCCGTGATTTTATAGCGGAAATCAGATGTTCCGATTGTCAGGCGCTGGGTTCCGTCTGGGATTCCGTTAAACGGCGTTTCGGTGGCGCTGTTATATGCAAGGGTGATGTTGGCTGGAGTGGCAACACTCAAATCATCTTCCGGGTCAGCTTCTACCGCTGGCGTATAGCTGGCGATGAAAAGAGGATAATCCTTGTTGTTGAAATCAAGAATGATAGGCATACCTACATACGGTGCCAATTCTGCCAGCGGGCCAGATATAACGCTGTAACTACCAGATGTGCTTACCGTGTAATCATTGGGCGCGCGGACGTAGATTATCGTTCCTTCCGTCCACGATTCTGGAATGATGTCTTCTGTTGCTGATTCATCCCCTAAAACGGTGATGGAGGTTCCTGATACGGTGATTGCATCGGCGTTAACTGATGTGGTTTCAGGCCCGCTAGAGCCTAAATCTAGACCCGCTGTGCCAGCGTTAGTGCCTCCAACCTCTGGCGCGTTATACCAGTTTTCAGACCGATCATCTGCCGATACATCAGCGCCTGGGGGGTAAATGGTGTACTGCACATCATCGCCAAATGATGAGATTGGCGTAGCGCCAACTTTTATCCCTGCACGGGTTATCGTGTGATCGCCAACGCCGACGCAGAGAAACATTTTTGTGACGTATTTCTTCTTTTCAACAAACCGGCTAACGGGCTGCACAACATAGTCAGGCCACACTTTATACCGCCCGAATATCTCACGAATCGGATCGCCAAGCTTTGCTGCATTGGCCTTTGCCGGGTTAAGCTCCAGCGTGTCGCCATTCCCTGTATTGGCATAGCCGCCACTATCAACACCACTCATCATGAAGAGGCTGAATGCAACAGAGGCGACGGCGACGGCTACCGAAATCCAAGCCAATACAGCGACGGATATGCCGTATGGCACAGGGTATATTTTAACGTCCGCATCTGGTTTGATGTGACACAAAGGCCACTCAGCAGAAGGAATGCTTACCCCATTCACCTCAACCACTACCGGATGTTCTCTGTTATGCGCATAACCATTAACATTCTGAGTAAACCACTCGTGCAGCGTTGCTGCGCCGTGCTCATGTGTTTCCAGAGGCTCGCCCGGTAAGCGTGATGGATAAATGCGGATCGTCACTGGTAATACTCCACTTTCACGAATCGGCGCTCAAATCGGCGCAGGGGAAGAATTGAGACATTGGTTTTCGGGTTGCACTCTATAGCATGCAGAGCACCGCTCAGCGACACCACAACGGCAACATGCGTTACCATCCCAGCCGAATAACAAGCTATCCCTGCACCTTCAATAGCCTCACACCGAACCAGTTCCCGCATCAGGCCTTTGGCCTCCCGATCAAGACCGCCGTCATCTTTTGTCACTCCAGCGAAATCTGGCCATTCAGCAAGCCCAAGGTCACGACGCACTTCATTCACGATGCCAAAGCAGTCAAGATACGGATAAGCGCGGCCTCCCTTCTGCCAGACGACAGAACGGTATTTATCGATGTTCAGCATAGTGAAGCCTTACTTTGAGAGGGTTTTAATCACTTTGATATTGTTGGCGACGACTGCGATATAAAGCAGGTCGAATATTGCAACCAATGCGTAAATCCACGGCGCAGGAAGGACAACGATAGCGAGATATACCAATGCCACAAGCGCAGCCTTAACCGCTCCAAGAGCTGGAATTACGCCTATTTTTTGCATCAGCGATGCGATGATCTTATTCGCCTCTCTTCCGCCATTTTTAAGCGCTATGACTGTCGATGTCATGTCGCCGATTTGTAGCAACACGAAAAGCCCGTACAGGGCATAAATGAGCATGGTGACACCTCTTAAGATAAGTAACGCAGGCCGGGGAACAATGGCAGTGTGTAGCGAAAACGAGGCCACGCAGTATCGAGAATATTCATGTATCCAGCAGTGATTTGCGCCTCTGTAGACGTCCAGTAACCGCTTTTGATGGCAAGCTGAATAGGCACCGTTGCCGGGGCTGATAAATCGGTGGAGATATAGCGCCTGAATGTCAGCGTGGCGCTACTCAGGTTATCCAGTGCGTTACGGATAATCGTTGAGGCCTCACCGTTGATATTCCCAATAGCGAATTTCAAATCCTGCGTGCCGTCCTTATTTCTGGCTGGCAGCGCGATATCAATAGCGGATGCGATAAATGTCGCAACGGTTTCCCCATTTTCCAGCGTGGCGGTGATGTCATCCCACCCTTTCGTTAGCCATAGCGTCGAATCCCCAACAACTATCTGTAGCGTGTCGTGAATGACCTCATCGCCACTTGAGGCATATAGCCGATCAAGGACTGTCATGTTTCGGGCCACTCCCTGTTAACGGCGATATCGAGGATGCCGCTTTGCATGATGTAGTCCGGGAACTCGGCCCAGCCATCAGGCAGCACAGGACGCTTCCACAATTCAAGCGTGGCGGTAAATTGCCAGTAAATCGGAGCCACCAGCGTCGGGCCTTGATAAATATCCGTGAACCGGCATTTGTATAACTCAACACCAAGCGGCGTTTGCAGCTTCATGTAAAACCATGCTGCCCCATCACTTAACGTGTCGCTATACCACGCCTCAAATAATTGCGCCTGGCTGTCATTCTCAAAGAACCACGTAATGCTGGCCTGCGTTGGTGTCGATTTGTAATTCCTGCGCTGCCGCGCTCGCCCGGATGTCATCTGAGTGCGTAGCAGTGGGGATATGGGCTGAAACCCATATGCTTCCTGTTGCGGCATTGGTAGCCATTCGTGCGGGTAAAAGATGTCTGTCATTACGTTCTCCGTCCGCGAGGATAGTTACCCATCAACGCATTACCAAACTTACCTTGTGGCTTGATTATTTCTGCCGTAAGTTTGTTCTCTAATTGCTTCGCCATGCGCTGATTGCTCGCATTGATAGCCAATAGGGTTGCATCGTCAGGTTTGCCGGTGAATGACTGTTGAAACGAAAAGCTGTTGTGGTTAGTGGTGCTGTTCTGGTTGCTATTCGACACGTTTGTAGCGCCAGTACCATAGCCAGGGCGTGACAGAGTGGCATCCAGTGATCCACCGTTACGCAAAGCCTCAAGGTTGGATACGCCAATCCGTTTTGTTGCCGCCGCATCGAACACGTACTCTTTGCCGTGCACTGGACCTCTAACCTCGTTGACGCTTGATCCTCCAGTATAGCCACCCGACTTGAAGCCTGCGCCTGCGGTCATCGCCGCCGAACTTGCCGCCACCGCTGCAATGAATGGCGCAGTTGTAGCTTGTGCTGCCGCCATTGCTGCCGGGGCCAGAGTCCAGCCAACAATCGGAATAGCTGCCGCTGATGCATAAGCATTGATGGCTGCTATCTGTGACATAGCCGTCGCCTGAGCAATCATTGATGATGAAGCCCCAGCCGCTGCTGTTTTCCCTACAACTAATTGCACGGCTTGATATACCAACCATTGCGCCGCCATTTTTGTCAGCGCATCAATAACTGCTGTCCCCATTCCAGCAGCCATGTTTTTCAACCCATCACTAAGGCTTTCGGTGCTCTTAACCATTGCAGAAAGGTTTGAGGAAATGGCATTTTCAGTTGAAGTTAAAATTGACGATGTCGCGGAAGTGACCGATTCGTAAAGCGTTGGAACACTGTTAATGTATGATTGCAAGCCATTTTGCACACCTAATTGCCAGTTCCCGTTCATTTGGTCTAATTGGGTGTAATAGGCACGCTGCATGGCTAACCGTTGATTTAACGCAGTTTGCAATGCCGCTGTTTCTTGATCATACAGACTTTGAGAAATCTGCCCGGTAGTGCGCTGATTGGTAAGTTCAACCTGCTTCTTTTGGTACTCCGTTGTGATCTTGGTCAGTTCCTGCTGGCGTTTCTGTTCTTGAGATAAAACGGTATTGCTATTCAGGCTATTTTGCAGACCGACAGCATCGTTTTGCAAACCAGATGACAGCGTGTTTTTGTAGGCCGTCAGCTTTTCTGCGTCCTTCCTGATTGCTATCTCTTTTTCCAGCGCAGCGTTTTTTTGGAGTTGAGCGGTAATCGCCTCCTGATTCGCAAGCAATGACTTTTGATCTGCCGTAAGGGTTTTCTTTGTTTTTATATCAGCAAGCTGCTGCTCCCATTTTATTAATGCTTGCTGGGATGATCCAATTTTCTCATTTGTATCAAGCTGTAAGGTGAGGGATGCATATTGCTGATTGAGCTGATCAACTAGTCTTGTAGCGGCATTCTCGGTATACGCTTTACCTTTTGCCGTTTTTGGATCTTTGTATTTTTCATCTATGTTTTTGCGTAGCCTTGCCTCTTCCTCCTTGCTTATTTCTGCGCCGTCTTTTATTGCTCTAGTTAATTTATCTTGCTCTTTTTTCCTCTTTTGCTCGTTTGACAAAGTTTGCTCAGTTAGCGAGTTGACCAACTTTTGCGCTTCTATGCTCTTTTGTTGGCGCTTATTGTAACTGTCAATACTTTCATCTAATGCTTCTTGCGCGGTGACTTGTGATTGCAGTTCATCGCGAGCCTTTATCATGGCGTCGAGATTGATGAATTTTGAGTTGAAATTATTCCACAAACCACCTTCAGACTGCGCTTTTTGTGCCTCAGCTACCCTTTCGTTTAATTCAGCAAGCCTACTTTCTGGCGTCTTCTGCCGACCAACATCAAGCATCGCATCCCATGCACTCTTCGCAGCGCCGGTTATTGCGTTCCACGAAGTCTCTAACGTTCCTAGGCTGGTGTGTATCTGCGCGGCTCTCGTACTGAGCGTGCTTGCGTATTCCTCGGTGGCAACACGTGCTGCTTCCTGGGTATTACCTTCTTCCTGTAACGCCTTAATTTGCCTATATGTCGCGAGTGTCAAAAAATTGTATTTTTCATTGATCTCTGCAATGGCATTAATGGGGTCTTTCGCCAACTTACCGAAATCAGCAACAAACTGATCCGTGGCTATTCCGGTTTCTTTGTTGAGGCTAACTATTGCAGAAGTTACTGTTTGCAGGGAATCACCTGCTACTTTCCCAGCAGAAACCAATTGATTGAGCACGGCAGCAGCATTGCCGGTTGTGGTATTGGTGGCCGCCGATACACTGCTTGCGATCAGCGCCAATTGGCCCGATGTTTTCCCTACCAGATTGCCAGTGAGAATTAGGGATTCGTTAAAGGCGCTTTGCTCTTCGCTGCCCTTGTAATATGCCAGCCCAAGCACGCCAACTGCCGCCGCCGCAAGAGTGAATGGGTTTATCAATCCAGCGACATAGCCGCCCAGCGCTTTGGCTGCGGGGCCAATGCCACCGAACATATCTTTAAGCTGCCCACCTTGCTGCAACAAGACAGTAATGGGTGCTTGCCCTGCCGCCAAACTGACAACTATGTCTGTCATTTGCGCAGGAACCATGCGCATAGCGGCTGCGGTCTGCTTGGCCGACATGCCAGTTTTTGATAGCTGATCGGAAAACCCGGTTAATCTACCGCGAGAATCTTCTATTTTCTTCGAGTAGGCATCAAAGGTATCGGTATCGATAAATCCTTTCGCCTTGAACTTTGCTAATTCTTTTTGCTGGGCATCCAGTTTATTCAAAGCGGCGTTAACTGGATCAATGCGGTCAAGCAGGTTAGATAGAGCGCCCGCCTCTTCTTCGGTGGCTTTTTTTACCTTTCCTGCGCTTGCGGCAGCTTTTTGGCCCCACTCCGTGAGTCCATGCAGTGCCGTAGTTAAGTTTTCTGTGTTTTTTTCTGCCCCGGTGCTATCGATGATGATCGCAAGGCGTGATGTTTGTTCTGCCATTTACCTTTCTCCGGGCGTAAAAAAGCCCCGACTTGCGGGGCATTATTTGACTGCTTACTGCGTATTAAAGAGAAGAACTGAGTTTAACGCTCGGGTTAAGCGGCGATTTGGTGAACGCATAATTAATCACCACACCATCTTTGATGAGAATATCAAGCGTGGTTATCTCTGCGCTCGATGTGGTTTTCATCGTGAAAGCCTGCGCGGACGCTGTTGATGATGTATGCGAGTAAATCCACTTCGACTCAGTGGCGCTCACTGCTGCTTTTGATAATGGCTGCCCGAACAAGCTTATAAGTTCAGCCTCGGTTGTTTTGCCTTTAACTATTTTATTAACGTTTTCTACAGCAACCGGCGCACCGGTTTCAAAATGGCTTGAGTAGACACACCCAGCCAGCATAAACGCAACCATGCCAGCAATTATCACTTTCTTCATTCTTCATCCCCATTAGTAACATTTGCACACATCCTAGATCGAAGTCTGCGCAATGGGAAGCAAGGATGATGTAATGTCCTCATCTCCGGCTGGGTCTGATGAATCCACGAAGAATCTCTTTAAAAACCTTGCATCTTCAATGTAATGGTCGTCACAATGATCTAGAACGCAGCATAATTTTTCCCTTGGAATAGGATTACCGCTCAAGTAATTCTCATTGATTTTCATGCGCAACCTTCGTCTTGAATAAAAAACAAGGCTTCCGTGCCTGCGGTGATTATGATGGCAGGCTATCAAACAGCGGTGGGCAGTTTAAGGCTCGCACGCGCTCTTCTTCCGATCGCAATAACGGAATTTCCTTCTTACGCTCATTCATCAAGCGACTGCCGATGGTGCCTTTCAACTTCGAGCGAGTATCCTTTATCGCTAGTTGGTGCATTGCCTCTTCACCCATTAGTTGGCGTCGCTGGAGTTGCTCTGCCATCCAGTTGAATGCCTGAATGTAGGTGATCTTGATTTGCATAGCCGCTTTGCCAGTGAATCCCATGACAACCAGCATGTAACCGTCTTTCGTCATGTTAAACATTGGCTGTATATCGCCATTTTTATCAATAAAATCAGCCTCCTCAAAATTGAGGACGGCAAATTCATGTGGGCAATCGTCAATCACTTGTCGGACTTTTCGCAGTACGTTGTCGTGCCGTTTTCCGAAAAACTGAGCCACCTTCATGCTTGTGGTCAGAACTTTATCGCTGGCAGCCATGACCATTTCGCGGAAGTCGAAGGCGGGGATTACTGCTACAGATTGGTGTTGCATGGGCTATAACCTCATAGAAAAGCGAACCTGCTCACACAGAAACGCCGCCCAGCAGATACCCATAACGGGTTTCTCAGGCTCGCTTTTCTGTAAGGTTCTGCTGTTGGTAATGTGCGCGGGTGAGTGCGCGTTGGTTTACTGCGGGTAAAAAGAAGCCCCGGGCTGTGCCGAGGCTTATTTCTTCTTACTGTGCTTGTCCTGCTCTTTGGCCCATTCATCGCGCCATGCGTCATCCAGAGCGAATACAGCAGCGTCTAACTCAGTGCGATCAATGAGAATAGAGCGAGATGAAAGATAGCGATCAACGTCCGCCAGCGATATCGGCAGCGGTGCGCCAGCCATGCCAACATACTGCCGAGAGCGGGATATAACGGCGTAGGCGCTGAGGATTTCCCCTGTCACCTCGTCTATCTCCGGCTCAGGAATTGGCGGAAGCCCTAATTTTTCTCGTCGCCATTTGGCCTTCTCGCCCGTCTCGCCGCCGAACTCGTTTAGCCACTTTTGCGCTTCGACGACTTCCCCACCGTCGCTTTGACCTGCTCCGCTTTACCGTTGGCGATATCAGCAGCAGCAGACAGCACATGCCAGTACAATTCAGGGTGTTGTTTCAGCAGCACCACGCCACGCTCCGTGGTGTATTCGATGGCCTTTTCTTTGCCGTCGACGACCTCGCCTACCCCTTCCCAATCACGCAGAAGAAAGCGCGCGGCGGTATCTATCAGCAGGTCATCGATAGAATCAATATCACCAACGTCAGCGGGGTTAAATTCGGTAGTACCGACTTTGAAGTGAGCGTCCAGCTTTTCAATATGGCGGCGCACAACGGCATTTCGTGAGCGGAACTGGTGATTCTCGCTGCTGGTTACTTTCAGGCGCAGACCTTCAATCGGTTCAATCCAGCGCTCGCCGTCAACGTCAATTCGTGGGGTGATGATAATCATATGTTCCTCTGCATGAAAAAGGCCCAGCCAGCCATGCAGACCTGACCGGGCAAAGGGAAAGTGTTAAGCGGTTACTGTGATTGCCGATGTTGCTGTGTAAGTGCGAACCTTGGCGGTAATAGTTGCTGTACCTTCTGCCACTCGCGTTACCTGTGCGGTTTTCTGCCCCGTAGAGGCTACGGTAGCGACGGCAGGGTTAGACGATACCCACTCGACAACATCGGTAGCGCCTGATGGCGTCAGGGTGGCAGTCAGGGTAACGGTCGATGCTACAGCGCCGGAAGACGTTGCAGGCAACACGCTAATAGCAGTAGCCGGAACGGTTACTTGCCGGGTAATGGTCGGTGATTCGTCAGAAGCTGTGATATCCAATTGCACCTGGATGATGTCGGTATTGCCACCATCAGGCCAATCGCCGGACACCTGCACCTTGGGGAAGTTGAAAGCATAAGAGCCCTCATCGTTCGCCAGTGTGAAGCTAAACGGCACCGTTGCACCTGTCAGAGTCTTGCTCCATACCTCCCATGCAGCCTTTGACCACGACAGCGTTATAGAGCCTGACGGGGTGAAGGTTGTCGGGATGTTTGCCCCAGCATAGGGCGAGCCAGTGCCAATACAGCGCTGCGTCTGCACGTTGTTATCAAACTGAATATTGAACGTGTCGATACAAAAGCCGCTGCCACCGTCGATACCGTTCAGGTTAATTGCTGTAACTTCCTTGAAGGAGTACCGCAAATCGCCTGCGTTATCTGCTGGAGTGCCGCTGATGTAGCTTGTATCGTCCGCTTTCGAGTCCCAATCAAGCGCGGCGAAAGTTACGGTTGCAGTCACATCGCCGTCATTCGGCACTTCAAGCTGAAACACGCTTACCTGTGCGCCACGGACGATAGATGCTACGCCGATGTCAGAGGTGTATGTAGCCAATGAAAAAGCGATGCGGTCATTACCCATAGTCAGAACGTTGGAAGCCCATTCTGATCCGAAACATGAAGCAAGGAATTCATCGTGCTGACCATAGCGGAACTTCGTAGCCACATCGCCGCCGACATCAACAGTACCCATTGACATGCCTTGCGCCATGCGGGTTCCGCCAATTTCCTCGTTATCGTTAGTGTTTTGTGTTGGGCCAACGCCCCAACTTGTACGCTTAAGAAGATTCCACGTGCCTACAGGGGTAGTGCCGGGGGTTGTTTCTCGAATAAAGGCCGAGACTACCTTAGCGCCGCTCGACATGCGGACACCTCCACGGAGTTAAGCGCTAGATAGCGCGGTAAGGGATGTTTAAATTCATTTGCGACCAACCATCCGCCTCGCCTGCTTCATACGCAGAGACGGCGAAATAGCTCAATGCGCCATCGTCCTGAAACTCGAATAGCGTGCGGATTTTGTCGGCGGTTTGGGTGATTAACTTCGAACCTGAACCAGCGGGAACGAATAGCTGAACGATGACAATTCCGGTACGGTGAACCACCGGGCCAGCGCCGATTTCATTTGCACCAGCCTGACCGGGAATATTGGTTAACCGCGCCCAGATGGTTTTCCCTGTGGTGTCAAACGTTGGCCCGTTGGGATAACTTACCGCGCTTGCGGCAATGGCAGTCTGCGCCGTCATTCTGGTGATGACAGCGTTACGAATTTCTGTGAGGGTCATTTGTATGCCTGCGTTACACTATTGAATGCGTTGGCGTAGACACCGGTTGGTGCTTGCTTTGAGTGACCATTTTCCAGCGGTTCAGCATATGGAAGGTTATTCTGGATATAGATAACCGAGTATGGTTTGCCTTGCGCTATCACCGCACTCCCTTGCTGTAGGGTTGGGGTGCCAACCTTGTCAGTAGCTGTAGTGGTGCTGTAATCAGCGGTTCCTATACTCACCTGATTGTTTGCGCGAAAGCGGCCTGTATCGACGGGGGAACTGATAACTATCTCATTCAGAAACTGGATAGCGATGATGCGTAGCCTTTTACCTACATCTTCCTCAATCATCCCGGCGAACAATGCCGGGTCTAAATCCCAGCCCTTGGCCATGTCACGACCTCCGCAATTGAATTGAGTACGTGGCCTGCGCCGGGTCAGTTCCAGCCGTGATCACTTTATAACGCTGCTGCGTCCCGGTAATCAGGTCAGGGGCTGTAATGATGTGGTCAACCTTTGGCTTATCAGTCACCTCGTTAACCAAGGCGGTTAGCTTGAGGTCGCCATGCAGGATATTCACGCCATCAATGCGGTTTAACTTGTAGCGAGATAGCACGCCACGCCCGGTATACGTCACCGTTGTTTCTCCGCCAGTCTCCGTTACCGGGTCCCATCCCGTTTGAACAAAGTAAGAGCCTGTGAAGTCGTTTACTGCATCGGCTAGCTCATCCCCTGCATCAAACGCGGCGGCAATTTCGGCTTGTAGCTCGTCACGAATTCCCATGCTCGCCCCTCACCCTGATAGATTGAACCTCACCGCCAGAATAAATATCCAGAGAACACGCGAACTCAACTGCCTCATGGGCACCTTTTCCTAGCAACATTGCTGATTTAGCAAAATCACGCCCCGTTCCAGCCGCCCAAGGTATCGGCGCTAATGTCGGGACAAGACGCCTGCTGTACTCAACAGGCACACCATCATCCGGAACAAAGAGCGAGATAAAACTTTCCAGTTCTGGCTTCTTTGACTGATCGCGCCCACCATTGAACCACTCGACAGCTAAAATCCAGTCATCGCAGTCACCAGCAGTCAATAATAAACCACCAGCCACCTGATGGATTTTGTTCGCGTGACCGTAAACCACATCGCTGCTCGTTATCAGGCTATCAGCGGCAACATATTCACCATCAAATGCAATCGTGGTCATATCACCCCCGCACAACGCGAATCTGCGACGGATTGGCACCGTATGGACGAAGTAGCGCCAGAGCCAACTGCAAATCAGAGTTGAGCAATGCCGTGCTATTGGTCGCCAGTTCAGCGAACGATTTCGACACACTCACACCGTCAGCATCGACCGATTTGCTCGTTACCACGCCTGAATCTGTTTTCTGCTGGTAAAGGCCGCCATTAGCCGCTGCCAGCGCCGCATAAGCCCCGGACTGTTTTACATCTTCTGGGATGATGATTTGATGAGTTTGTTTATTGCATGGCAGATTTAGGTTGAGACCATTCATCCATGCATTAGCCATCAACACGGATTTGGCTTTCTTTCCTTCTTCCGTCCAGTCAGCGCCAAGCAACTCGTCAACGTCAGCAACGGTGATAAAGGTTGTCATTGATTACCTCTTAACTTTCCAGCCGTGGAGCTTCCAGTTTTCCACCTCGTCGGCGTGTACTTGTGCCTCAGTAGGTGCGCCTGGAAAGTCTGGATGATCCGTCACCATTACGATCAGCTCCTGCTCCTGCTCCTGCTCCTGCTCCTGCTCAGCAGCATTTTGCACTGCGGTAGCGGTCGCAAGCTTTTTCGCTTCGCGTTGTTCTTTGGTTAATCTAGCCATGTTTGACTCCAGTAATAAAGGGGCCGAAGCCCTTTGGTTAGAGTGAGGTATTAGCCCAGCAGAATCACGGCGTGCTCTTGTTTGATAGGAGCGACACCCCACGCCAAACCAACCTCGTAGCGTACTTGGCGATACTGGCGATAAAGCGCAATCTGGAAGGTGATACCAGATACCGGATCGGTAACGTTCATTACGTCATCGGCAGTATCGCCGCCTTCCGGCATGGCCGGGGTACGAGACGCCAGCAGGAACGCATTTTTATCAAATGCCATGTTCGCGGTGTAGGTTGCGCCTACAGTAATCGCGGCGTTATCTGCCACATCTTGGAGCAGCCCGGGTGCGGCCAAAGTCATAGATGAAGCGGTAGCAGCGACAACCAAGTACTTATTGGTATCACCGGCAAATGTCGCCACATCACCAGCCTTGATAGTGCCGGTGCCGGTATCGATAGCAATAATGCGATCGCCTTCCACCTTAGCGCCACTCACCAGATAGCCAGTTGCGCCAGAGGTGGTGTGTTTGGCGACACCTGCAGAATTGTGGATGTTGAAGCCTTCCAGTCGACCCAAAGTACCTTCACGCAGCAGTTGCTCAGTGCCGGACTCATTCACCTTGAACAGTACGGATTGCTTACCGCGCATGTTGGCGATAGCAGCCGAGCCGAGCACCATTTGCAAATCGGTAGTCGGTGAGCCGTTATCTTCCAGCACGCGGCGAGCATTGGCGGCATCGGACAGGTCAGCAGCTACGCCAAAAGGCGTGGTGCCAGCCGTACCCACGGCGCGAGATGACGCATAATACAAAGCGCCCAAATCAGCATCGACTTCATTCGACAGCGCACGGAAAGCCTGCTTGAACTGGTCTGCAAGAACGGTGTTGTAAGTACCTGCTGGCCCTAATGCCAACTGTTCTTCACCGTTCCATTTGACCGGAGCCATTTTGGATTTGGTGATGGTGACGTTAACGGTGCCGATGGACTGTTCGCCATCGTTTGGAGCGGTCGCCCCGGGAGTGATATCAACGGTAGTGGCAACAGGCGCGACAGGCGCGGTTACGGTTTGGTTTTTTGCCGCTGCATCTGCTTTCGCGTTACGCGCTACGGCGGGGATGAAGCCAACTTGCTCACGAGATACGATATCGAGAGCAGTGTAGATGGTCGGGATTAGCCCGGTTAAGGTATTGGACACGGTAATGATTCCTGTATTGATTTAAGTTTGGGGTTTTTGGCCTATCCAGACCTTGCGCCGTGCCCATCCGGGCATTAGCTGAGAGGGAAATTAATCTACGATGGTCACGCCATCTTTGAGGGCTGCGTTTTTGCTGGTGATATCAAGCGAATCAAACGCAGCACGCTTCATGGTTTTCTGTCCGGCCTGATGCTGGCTTGGGTGCGAGCCGCCACCAGAGTTACCGGATGCTTTCAGGATGTAATCTTTCTGCGGGTACTGTTCGACGAGGAATTCAAGTGCCTCATCAAACCCTGCCACCTCGCCCGGTTTCGATCGGGAGTAAACTTTGCTGCCGCTGCCGTCATAGGCAACGACTTTGCCGTCTTCAATTTTGAAGGACTGCCCGAATCGGGCCTGAACGAAATCACCAGGAATTGCCAGCTTATCTTTAATGAATTCGGAGCGTGCGAAACTCCCGCCGATCATCTCGTTATAGAGTTGGTCTTGCAGGGTCTTATTCTGTTTGCCCGCCTCATCAAGCTGCGTTTGAAACGACTTAGTTATTTCTGCTTTCACCTGGTCGACTGCGCCAGCGTCAATAAGCTTTTTCTGGTCAATTTTGGTCATCATCTCCAGCGCTTCGAGTGCCTTAGCGGGGTCTGAGATGTTTGCGAACTTGGATAGGCTTGACTCCGCCGCCTCTTTAGCTTCGCGATGTGATTTAGCCTCACCGTTTAATGCGGAAATCTTGCCAACGGCCTGAGCCGCGTCAAAGCCGATTTCTTTGCCGTCATCATGGACGTAAACCGGGTTGCCTTTGTCGTCGATTGCCGCCAGTTTCTGGCCGTTCACTTCTACGATTTTGAGTTTCATAGTGATACCTGTATGGATTGGTCATCCGACCGTTGCGCCGCGCATCATCCGAATTGCGGCCATAAAAAAGGCCGCCGAAGCGACCTGTTTGATTAATTCTGAAACTAAATTCCAGCGTCTTTAAACGCCTGTGCGTCACGTTGCTTTAGCTGTTCAAGAGTCAACCATTCGCCCTTGTCGGTGTAGAACTCATCTGGCGACATGCCGCCGTCACGCATCAGGATTGCGCGTTTCTCACCTACCACATCTTTTTGACGCTCGAAGGATTGGCGCTGTAGCCATTCTGAATAAGTGGTATCCGCTGCTACTTGCCCGTCCATGCTGGCGCGATTGCTGTTTGATATTTCACGAACGTCGATACCTAATTCCTCAGCCGATTTCAGAATGAGCGTTTCAGTGCTGCGGCAGCAGAAATGAATCTTACCTGGACCTTGCAAATAAGGCACTTTGTGCCCGATTGGCTTATTGTCCAGCGTGTATTTCAGTCGATCTCGTATCCTGCATTGCGGCGTCGTGTGCGTGTCGAGCGTAGATAGCCACTGCTTGCCCTTGAGAATGTCGCTATTGGCATCGGTGAAACTATTACGCGCCGTTGCAGCCATGTGACCAACCGCTGTCTTGGCGATGCTTGCCGCATTGCTTCGACTGAGTTGTAAGGCTCCGTCCTCATAGCCACGGTTAGCATGACCGCGAACCTTCTTGGCGATTTCCGCTGTAGTGTCACCCAGCAAGAAGCCTTGCCGCACCGTGTTAGTGATGCGGTTAAGCCGATCCGCCTCAAGATTGCTTGCCCATTCACTGAGCAGACGCCCTTGAAATGGCTGGGCCATCGCTGCGGCGTAAACTGCATCAGTACTGATACCCACCAGCGGATGATGAGTAAGCACAACATCAGGCAAGAGGTGTTGAAACAGACTGAATTGATAACCTGCCTCATGCTGCGCCAGTGAAAGCAATTCATCAGCCAGATTGACGCGCATTGCCTCAACCGCTTGCGCATTCGTCGCCCTGACGCTTGATAGCAACGCTTCCAGCCGCGTCACAGTGAAGCTACTAGCGTCGAGATCATCCATTGCCACTATCAAGCGTGCCGTAAGCTCAGCGTCGCTCTCATTGAGGATTTTAACCATCCTCTTTGCAACACCAGTGCTATACCGACTCACCCAGATGGTATGCGCAATACTCTCATCGCGTAACCGCTCATTGACCGTTGCCATTGTTGCCACCTGCCAGCGTCGGGGCCTGATTATTCAACTCATCAATGACTACATCCGGCTTGGCGTCAGGGTCAATGATGTTAAGTGTCTGCAACGCCCTGACCGCATCCACTTGACGAATATCACCACCCTGGCGCAGAGACTGGATAGCGAGCGCTGCTGGCGCGTTAAACGACTGTTCAGCAACATCAAGCTCAGTGCGCACATCGACGTTGCCGCCATCACCAAGCCCCAACCAATCCGCGATAATCTGCATGATGTTGTCGAGAGCATCCTCAAGAGATTGTGCCATTGTGTAGAGTGGCGAATTCTCCTGCATTTTCTCTTCGTTGGTCTGGTCCACTGATTTGGTGGAGGTATTCTCCGATCGCAACAGCTTCGCGCCAGCCTGCCGCATCTGCTGCTCAAGGTCTTCAATGGAGGTCTTGCCGGAACCAATTGCAGCGCCGGTATGCTCGGTGTATTCGACGCCTTGAGTGTCTTTGTTGTCGAAGTTTGTTGCAGATGATGCGCCAATGGTTAACGTTTGGCCTGCCGCCAGCCCGTAAGTAACCAAGATTGGCACGCGAGCAACATGAAGAATGTTGTCCTGCTCGCTCTGAGACTGCCAGTGCTTGATGTTCAGCAAGGCCAGATTCAGTAATGGAGGAGAGCCGCGCATAAACCCGGTGCGCTTCGTGTAAAGCGTGACCAGAGTGATATCTTGCCGCGATGTCGTCCATTCTTCGTGCATTAACCAAGTACTATCGGCGTCATTGCCTTTACTCTTGCGCCAAATGGTTACTTTCCCTGGCTTAATGTGTCGAATTTGCTCTACTTTGGTCTGCCCGAAATCATCACCGTCAACAACAATCACCTCTCTGATGCGTAATTCCGTCAGAATGACCTTGCCGCCGACTACTTTTGACTTCCAGCCAATCACCTGGCGAGGGTTGAGCATCGTCACATAAGGACGTGCACCACTCGTCTTTTCATCAGCCTTGGTCTTTACTGCGGCCGCATCAACGCGAGGATAGTCAACCAGTGCGTGAGCAAGCCCATACTGGAACGCGATACGAAAGAAGTCTTGCGCCCATACATCCAGCCGCGAACCTTCAAGGTCGATATTCTGATTCAGTTCGATAATCCGCTCTGGCATGTTCTCACTGAACTTGATCGGCTCAGCCAGCACGCGCCCAACATTCTGATTAATAGTCTCTTCATACGCAGGCAGCAGTGTTGCAACTGAAAGTCGTTGGTTATAAGCGTCTTTATCTTCATTGGGCCAACGTGGAAGATGAACTTCACCAAGCTGGCGCATGTATAACGTTCCGCCCATCAGCGCATCGTTAATATCCCACGCCCCGACCATATCGTTATAGTCGAGATTGGGTGTTGAAATATCAGGCATGGTGATTACATCCGAAGTTTGGTTACTGTTCCGGTTGGCTTGATGATCGGGAATTGCTTAATGATGAAATAGCCACCAGCGTCGTTAGGGTGGTCATTGTTGGACTTCTTGTCAGGCTCGCCCGTCTTCTCATCCCACACCTGCTGTTCAAGGGATTCCGTGTAGACCGGGCAGCGCTTCACGTTCACTTTGTACCGCCGCTCACCTTTCCCGTTGCAGAACATCGCATTCACTGAATTGATGCGGTCTTTTACTGGAGGGTTGGCATCGTTGACGATCACGTGAAAGCCAGCCTGTTTAAGCTGGGCAATATCAGTGGTACTTGCATTACTGGATTTCCTAGAATCGCCCGAGGCGTCTGGGTAGATATAGATTTCCCTGACTTTGCGATAATCATTGCCGTCATATAGCCAGAAACGTTCTTTGATGATGCGGATTATGTCTGGAGTGTCATAGGCTTTAATGATCTCTGTAACCGCTCGGGGTTCGTCGTTTCGCAGCACATGAACAATCCCCGCCATTTTCCCTACGTTGAAGTCCATGCCGATATACAAATGTTCGCCAGGCTGTTCAACGTCATCGCAGTTATTCAGCTTGCGATCGAATTGGTGATAGATAGTGCCGCTTGTCAGGTTTGTGAACTGCCCTCGCAAATACGCTAGGATCAATTCAGGCGGGTAACTCTCCATCAGCGATGGAATGTAATCAGGCGGTAAGTTGGCCTCGTTATCGAACGTTGAGGCTTGCACCAATCCGTATAGCGTCGCCAATTCAGGCTTGTCACGGACAGCCTTGACGAACTGCTGATAAACGAACTTGAAGCCTTCCGGCGTGGTGGTTACGTCGATTCCGTTACGCAGTCCATCACCTTTGTAACGCATGCGGGCAATAATCTTTCGCCATGCTTTCTGCGCTTTGTCGGCCTTCATTACGTCCAGCTCGTCAATCAGCGCGTTGCCAATCTTGAACCCGACGATGGTTTCTGGCTTCTCCATCGAGCGGCATATTGTTGTTCCGCGATATTGCCGCCCAGCGTAGAAATGAACCTCTTTATTGCTTTCGTGGATCTGGACGCGCAACCCCCAATCATGAGCGACCTCCTCAACGGTCGGGTAGAAGATATCGCGGATCTGCGGATAAGTCGGAGCAAAGTAGCCTTGGTTGATTTTCGGGTGTTCCCACATCCCTTTGCATATCCCAGCACAACCAACCCATGTCTTTCCAGAGCCAAACCCGGCAACATAGGCTTTGAACTTATGCGGCATGGCGATGAATTGCGTCTGCGGCACATTAAGCGTCGGCGCTATCATCTCTCACCCTCGCGTCTACAGTGCTGAGATTGATCGCCACCGGCACAGGCTCGTTTTCTTCATCATCGTCAGCCAGTTCACGCCGTAGCTTTTCAATCTCTAATTGCCTGCGTTCGATATCCATTTGCTGGAGTCGATGTGCGTCACCACTTTCTTTTGACGCCTGCTCGATGAGTTGCGCAGTCAGAGCAAAGTTCTTCATGTTCTCTGTCTTGGTCGCCATGCGATCAAGCACTCGAAGGCGGTATGCCTTATTGGCGATCGGGATGTCTGCGATTTCAGACTGGAAACGCTCTCTCGCCGCATGGAACACATCAACCCATTTCTTGCTAAGACTCTTCCCGGTGACCTTTGTCGGGTCGTATCCCTCTACTTGCTGCCTGGAGACTTTCACTCCAAATTCGGCTTGGACAGACTCGACAACCTTTGATGGAGTGTCAAAGCACGCTAACGCCTGAACCACGAAGGCTTTAACCTCTGCCGATAATGCTGCCATTGGTCACCTTCCCGTCAATGCATGTCCAAGTTTTACGCCAACTTGAGCAAACACGTCCCGCATGCTCTGGCAATATGAATGTGTCCGACCTCCGCTGGCTTATTTGCCGCATCAACCAGTTCTTGCACTTCTTTGCTCGCACCATAGCGACGAACCACGCCGACGAACTCTTCCACATCGTGGCCGCGCAGTTTTAGTACCGGTTGGCCCTCTTTGTTGAACTTGGGCGCGCCGAATGCATCCATTGCTTGCGAGATGTGGTAAAGCTCATGCTCGATGAGTGCGCAGAAATCCAGATCGCTACACTGTGCGCAGTAATCAGCGGCCAGAGTGATAATGAATGTCGGCACACGTCCGAACCATTCGTGCATCTGTTGTTCCATCCTTGCTTTTTGCCATCCAGCAGCGCGCATCATCACCTCTTCACATTGACCAAGAACGGTGCGGCCTTTTTTCTCGAATGCTGATGACGCCCACATAAACGCAATGTCAGCCGTATGCAGATGAAAATGATCCGGGTTATACAGATTTCCGCTTTCGCTGATGACCTGTCTGTCTACCCAATCATAAATCTCGTTTGCCGGAATTAGCCTGGTGTATACGCTGAATTCGTTCATGAGGTGAGGCGGCGGGTATGGCCGTGTAATGTCTTTATCAGCCATAAACAGAACATTCCTCTTTTAAGCCTGATACTCAGCCGTGATATTTCACACATGATTTTATTTTTATCTGAAATATCGAGCACTCTCGGGAGAATGCTCTGGATTTCGTCATTTGATACCGGGCAGATACATCTGCGCTTCGTCAATCATTCTTTCTCGCGCTGTTAGCAGTAGTTGCTTACGTCCACCAACACCCCATTTGGCCATTCGGCTAGCGCAGTGGCTTACCTCTTTTGTTTCGGTGTTGATTATCAGGTCAAGTTTGTTCAGCCGTGAAATAGCATCCATGCCTTTCCGCATCAGTGCCTGGAATGTTTGATAGACGCGTATCTCAAATTCTGCGCTTAGCCAAGCAGCATAACGAATGGCAATTAGCTCATGCGCCCAAGCGCCCTGAAAGGCACCACCATTTATAACTTTAAGTGGCTGATTTTGTTCCAGACTGCTTTTTTGCAGTCTGCTCAATGTTTCAACAAACTCTTTCACCTTCTTGGAGCGTAAAAACTGGTTTGGTGCTTGGCTCTCCGTCGCCTGTCCGCTAGATACTGCGGAGACATGGAGATCATTGAGACTGTAGCGCCCTAATTCATCAACACGAACGGGGACGCCGTTTACTGCTACGGTTGGATATTGCATCGTATTTACCTTCTGTGGTGCGAGCCTGTTCGCGTAGACATGGGCAGCCGAGAGCGGAACGATGTAATCCACCGCCCTATCTCAGACTCACACTACGGAAAGCTCTCTGGTGAAGTGCACGCGAATGCACGGTTTGATTTACTACAGGCACAAAAAAGGCCCGGATTAACCGAGCCTCATTGTTTGGTTTCGCAGCCTTGCCACTTCTTCACAGAGTTGCGCAGCTACTTCCGTCTTTCCGGCTGCCAAGATAGGCCCTTAATACAGGGAATCACCTCCGTCACGAGTGAAGCTATCTATTCCTTGTCGGGGGAATTCATTTCAAGCACTGCTCACGGACGTACTCTTGCAATCCGCGAACCTGATTTTCTGTTGTGATCAATTGCTCTCGGAGACGGAAATAAGTTCGTCTAGAGTCTGGATTGAGTTCGCAGGTTCCTGCATTAGCCAAGCTGGGGGCGGCGGTGGCTTGACAGCTTGCGGAGATGCGCAGCCGCTTACGACCAGAATCAACATCGCGCTCAAGCTGATTAATAGTGCTTTTCGCATCGGCTAATTCCTTCGTGTATTTGGCATCAAGAGCAGCAACGTCACGTTGACGTGTTTGCATGTCGGTGATTGTGTCTTTCGCCAGCGTTAAATCATGATCGGCTTTGCTGTATGCATCGTGGTAGTAGTAGACGCCGAATGACAGCGCAGTAATGAGAGCAAGCAGAACGGCGATTACTGTAGCCCTGATAGACATGAGCGCCTGACCTCCCACAATTGACGCTCTACGCCACCACTCCCTACAGGGTCTCTGCCCTCTCGACGCTTCACGCTGGACTCGGACCAACTACCGCGAGCAGGGAGTGACTTAATCATCACAAAGCCAACTGCACGAAGGGATGCGCCTGATTCACCGGATTGGGTGTACGTGATAATCCTGCGATATCCCATACCCCATGCCGCACGCCTCACCGCGCCATACAACATGCTGTTTGCATTCGGCGTTCCATCAGTGCAAGTCCGATTCACCTCTAGCGTCAGCCCATCATCAAAATGACGCGCCACAGGACGACCAGCCATCGCAACGCCGACTACATTTCCCGCCTCATCAGATAGCCCCACACTAAACTTATGCCCAACAGGTGGCTTATTGTGCCGATGCAATTTAGCAACGAAATCGCATGCTTCTTTGAACGTAATCGGAATAACATTCAATTCAGACATAGCTCACGCTCCACCGCCCTACGGTCAGTTAATCCGCGCCAGACTTTACCGCCTGCTTTATCCCAGCGTTTTAGCTCGTCACAGGCTTCGGATGTGTCGCCAACATTAAGCTTTCGCAGCATCGTTGATCGATTCAGAGAGCCAGCACCAACGTTGTACGTGAAGGAGATTAGCGCAGCTTTGCGCATGTCGGTCATCGGAACCTTGACGGCCTTCTCTACAGCGGCAGCCGCAGGCGCAATATCTTTTGCCAGCAGGTCATTGCATTCGGACTGCGTGTATTTCTTCGCTGGGATGATGTCGGGGCCAGTGTGTCCGTAACAAACAGTGAGCACGCCAGCCACATCACGGTACGGCGTATAACGAACGCCCTCATGCCACTGAATAAGCACTGTAGCGATGGCAATAGCACCACCTGCGGCAGCGCCAGCAATCTTTTTGCGCAGCGACGGGTTCACTTTGATGTCTCCGCGCTACGCTGAAATTCCTTGCGTCTGTAGTACCAGTTCACACCGAATGTTCCGAGTGTGCAGATGATGCCTACAATTAACGCCCAATCATTGAGTGACAGAGCACCAAGCATTGCAGTAAACGAACCCCAGCCAATGGCGGTGCCGCTTGAATATTTGTCCATTCTCATAGCCTCACCTCCCCATCGGGGCTGGCGCTGTGTGTGATTGAAAAAGGTGAAAATAAATGTTGTTACATAGTCAGTTTTTGACTATATTATTTATATCGAAACGAGATTGAGGGATTTAAAATGAAACTGTTCCACGGCTCATCAAGCAACGCAGCTCCAGTCATCAAAATTGGTGCATTTGCAACAGTAGAGGTAAATGTTTTTGATGGAATCTTCGCTAGCGCTGATTGGGATGCTGCTGCGTCACATGGCAACGCAGGTCGTGGCGGAAACGTGTTCTCATATTCCGTTGACGATGAAAATATCGCTGAGTCTCGTGATCTAGACGCTCGATTTGAAGAGGTTTACGAGTTTCTTCGTGCTGAACTGGGCACTCATGACGTTGAAGAAATAGCCGACCATATCATTTGGGACAAAAATCAGGGTGAGGAATTCGCTGAACGTTTATCACCACGATTGGATAGCGACATCGGCGGCGCATATAGCTGGGAAATGCAACGCCTGCGTGGTCGTGTAGCTGCTCACCTCGGTTTCGATGCTGTAGAAATGGACGACGAGCACGGCACTAGCTATCTCATAGTTAACCCTGCAATCATCGCGGAGTAATAATGAGCCTCACTGAATACATCGACAAAAATTTCGCCGGCAACAAAGCCGCCTTTGCTCGACACATGGGCGTTGATGCTCAGGCCGTTAACAAATGGATTAAATCAGAGTGGTTTGTCAGCACTACTGATGACAATAAAATCTATCTCAGTTCAGTGCGCAGAGAGATCCCACCAGTTGCATAATCAAAAGCCCCAGCGGTTAGGCTAGGGCTTGAATGGGTGCAACTATCAGAATACTTAGTTCCTAGGCCAAGGTCTGATAGCCACATACGTATTCATGCAGACATCTCAGCCTGCGCTGCGGGAGTAGCAAGCCGAAGCTGAACATACCCGCTTGACGGTTCAATGGTGAGCGCCGCCTTGTTTATCTCACCACCAACAATATGCAATTTCGCCATTGTTAGAATCATTATGGGCATTTTCATTCAGATGTCAATACTTTGCTTTTAAAATGATGCCATCCGTGGCAATCGTGCTCCTATCGTGTAATTTTATGTAGTGCAGAAGATGCTTTTGATTCCTCCTTAAAGCATTCACCCACGATAGCCTCATAGAGCGGCTTGTAGTGACGTGACCAGCTTGGTTGTGATACTTCCATCACCTGCAAACACACGGCTCGCCTGACGTTCTCAGAGGGCATTTTGCGGTATCCACTCCCCTTACATTTCGGGCACTCTTTGTAGACTGGTAGCCCACCATTAGCCTTGGTCGCCACCTCGTCTACTACCTGCCCCCTCCCCTTGCATCGGCATGAATTACTGACCACGCTACGCCCTTGGCAGGTTGGGCACTGTACACGCGAAACCTCACGCTTGCGCACGCCGACATTGCTATCAAGCTGGTCATCCAATCGCTTAATCTCCGACACCGCTCCGGGGTGGGCACCAAACACCGATTTGGTAGTGAATACCTCCGCATCGATAAAACCATCAGCACAATCTGGGCACGGCTTAACGCTGGCAGCACTTCGCGTATAGTCCTGATATGCAAACGTTGCGAGCACTTGCAGTAGTTTCGATTTATTATTTCCGTCGAGTTCAGCGATAGGCTTGCATCGTCCTGCCAGACCATTTGCAATCCCGATCAATCCCTCTATAGCTTTATCCGGGCTGCTGACGCCAATCTTAGCCAGAAACAAATCTAACCCGATGCCGCCCTCTTGGTGTGTCATACCAATGGCGGCCATCACATCGGTTATCGATAGTGAGTCTGTTCGTGTTGCTGGGGATTCGTCGGATAGTTTCGGTGATTTCGGTGAGAAGTATTTCGGTATCGACTCTAAATTCACTTAGCTTTCCTCCGATCTGGATAGGCATCCCATGACTGATAATGCGTTGGCTGGACTGTGGGAGTTATTGGCGTGAAGAGGTTGAGGATGTAATTCATTAATCTCATAGCGCTAACCTCGCGTTAGTTTCTTGAGCATCCGATATTTTTCCGCATACCTGATGGCGCGAATCTTTATGCCGATTTTTCGGTTAAACCTTTTGTGCTTTATCCACCCTCTGATTAGGAACACAGCAACAGCCAGGAAGTAAGCCGCGAAAAATATTGCGTCCGTCATGCTGCCTCCAACTCAGTGATGACGATATCCAGACCGCCGCCCTTCACTCGCTCGCCGCGCCTTACCCTGAAATCGTCTATCTGCTCGTCGTCCAGCATGAAACCGGCGTGCGTGAGCGAATCGAAAACTGCTTTTTGCAGGTTGTCGAGGTCACGGCGTCGTTTGTCTGGAACGTTGGCGATGATGGAAATTTTCAGTCTTGCGGGAGTGTTGATATCGAGGTTTTGTTGCTGGATTATCTGGATTATTCTTTGCCGGTATTCTTTGCCTTTCTCGCTGATGTAGTGCCTGTGTCGAGCGTGTCGCCAGTAAGTGTTTAGGCTTGGCGGCCACGGCAATTTGAGGTGATATTCAGTCATCGCTTTATCTTTCCCTCCGCCAGTAAAACGGACTGCGTCCTGATTACACCTTCAAGGTGCGCCAGATGTGCGCTATCTGCGCCTGTAAGGCGTGTACGTCGGTCTATCTCGTCATGGCATGATGAGCAAGCCCACGCTGCAAAAAGGTCGTCAGGCTTCATTCCGGTGCCGCATATGCCAGACATTCGGTAATGCGCCAGAACTACGGTTTCAGCGTTGCCGTTGCAAATGCCGGGCAGCCTAACCTGACACTCTCGGCCTCTGGCCTCTTTGCGTAAATTAGCCATTGCTTTCACTCCTCACTCTCTCAGTTACTTCGCCCTCTAACAGCTCAATAGCGCAACTATCACAAACGTGAATTTCAAACGGATGCAAATCAGCATTGCAATTAGCACAGAGTGATTGACCCTCGTAGCCGACTACGCATGAGCGCTGAATGCATGATTTTTGATAGTCAGATATTTCGTCCTGAGTTAGCACTATGCAGCCCTCCGTATTCCCTGACCGATATTCATTAGCAGCGGTTTTGAAACAGTGGTGATTATCCGGCGCGGAGTGGTGAACGGGCGCCAAATCAGGAGCATTGAGCCTTTGCTATTGCCTTTTTTCTCCATCCCCGTAGATGGCTCTACGAAATTAACTCTCCCGTCAGTAATGACCCTCACCTCATCAACTGAATTCAGCGCCAGCGAGAACCAGCCGACAGACATATCCTCTGGGATTAGCATCACTACATTTCGATTCTGTTTGCGATATTGTTCCGCCGCCTTCTCAACCCACGGCGTGATTTTGCTATACGGTGGGTTACACCAGACTGATCCGTGACTGACCCAGTCTGTATTTAGCGCATCGTCAGATTCAGTGAGATAGTTTGCACACAGCGCGTTTTTACCGCTGGCTGCTACATCCAGATAAAATCCAAACTCAATATCCAGAGCGTCGAACAGCCATAACGGTGTTTGCCAGCGATCCTTATCATCTGCTGATGTGTTTGATTTAAGTGTCATCCCCGCACCCCGCTCAGTAGCTGATCGAATCGAGCCGCCGAATTGGATGGGGTGGACTTCCTACGCTGGCGCGGCGTGCTGTCTTTCCTGCCCAGCGGGCGGCCCAACTTGATGTCGGTTTTCAAGTCACCGCACGCCACATACAGATAGCTGCCGCGATTTCCTGATCGAGTTAGTTCACCGCGATTCAACATGTCATGTACTGCGCATGAGATGCTTCCTCTAGCGCACCCAACTAGCTCGCAATGAACTCGTATTTCTGGAAATGTCGCTCTGTCGTGAGTTTTGAAATACTCACTGATGATTGTTCGTGTGCTCATTATTTTTTATCTCCGAATCGTGTGGCCCATTCGATTTCAAGGCGTGAAGCATCGCTGAATTTCACGCCCTGCTCTGTACCAAACCAGTAAATAGCCTCAATCACTTCCACCATCTGACTAACCCTCATCTTGCTTGTGCGTTCGCCAAACATGACAACGCCGCCGCCAATACCTGGAGCAGTTCGCTGTTCCTGTTTTTTGGTTTTTGCTACAAGTGCAGTGATGAGGTCTTTCCAGTCCGCCTCGTCGTACTTCTCGCCATACCATGTCACTTGCTCGGACAGGTCTTTAAGTAGCGGCCACATTTTTTTGTTCTGCGGCAATGTGCGCTTTCTTTCTTCGACGGTGATTACTAACGGCTTATTTGAATCGGTGGGAAGTTGCTGGATAAAGCTGATGGCGTTCTGCTTTCTGGCTTGGTCTATTAGGTGATAGACCTGTTTCACTAATCACTCCTCGTAACATACCCTTGGTTTTTTGTAGCGCTCTATCTGCCCCCTTGCCTTGCACAAGCTGTCGACACCAAAAGCACCCGGCAAAGCCACCCAGCCCATCGACGGCATCCACCACCGCTTAATCTGTGATTGGTAAAGCCCATCAACGCCGCGTATTACTCTGTATCGGTTTTTCATGGTCTACTCCTTCACTGTTATTCCGGCTGCGCTAACGCATTTTTTAGCGTACTCAACACCGGCGCTATAGTGGTCGCCTGGAGTGCTATCACATGGCACTGCGTAGAAAGGCTGAGGATTGATATCCACCACCAGCGCCGCGCGGCTGGCCTGCCATGTCTCCCACCATCGGTTCAATGGGTGTAACAGACTTCCGCTATCAAAGGCGTAATCGTAATACTCACCCATTCTTGCTGAGCTGATAAACTTGATATCCACTTTCAGCTTCATAGCTGCATAGTGCTCAAACTCACTGCGCATCTGTTCTGTGCTCATGGCTTAATCCCCTGCTCACGCTTCCATCTCTCGCTGAACCAGCCCATTACAGCATCAAGTTCTTTGTCTATCTTTTCATTTTCACGATTGAAATATGCTTGCGCATCCCGTTCTTCATCTGATGCAAAATTGCCGGGGCCTGACAGTGTATTAAAAATCCATTGCATCCCAGCCTCATGACCTTCACCATGCTCTGCTTCGATGCACGCAGCCTGCATTGCTAAAAGGATTTTTTCGCAAAAGTAGTCGTGTTTATCGATAGTCTTTCGCAGCACTTCGTTTTCGTCTTTCAACTGCTCAACTGTTAATTCTGTCATCACATCCTCCGGGCAAAAATAAGGCCCGCGATTATTAGCGAGCCTATTAGTTCAGATAAATATGGGTAAATCATGGTTAGTCCTGTGGGGGTGCGGGGAGTGGTTGCCAGTGGGTTATTTTTTCTGGTTGCCAGCACTGAAAGCTACCAAACGAGAAAAACGACTTGCCGATGTGAATCCCGTTCCACGTCAAGCACCCCTGATTCTTATCCGGCATTCTCTCGCTTGTCTTAATCCACTCACTCATTGCAAGCCCTCCGGTAATTCGATTTCATCTTCTTGTTAATTATCAGTAGCATCATCATCTGCTATTTGTGACACGCTGATGATTATCGGATCGATATCCCTATTGTCTGAAAGTTTTTTTTCCATACTCTCAATGTCCTTAATGCTTGGCGGCAATCCATCTGTTCTTCGATTAAAAAATCTACCCATCCCACCCCTATGGGAATACGCGACTAACCAGACTTGTACTTTCACTCGTCACCCCTTTAACTTTTCTCGCGCACAAACTCGCGCCGCCTATTCCTGTTTGTTTATAGTGATTACACTCTTTGCATGTTCCGTCTGCTTGGCATCCGGGGATTTCGTCGCTCAGGTTGTTTGGCATAAAATCACCTTCTGGCGATATTCGTTAAACTCCTGCGCATTAATTCCCGGAACCATGCAATCCCCGAAAACGACCTTACCCTCTGGCGTTAAAACGAAACGGTGTGATTTGTAATACGGGACTGATATTTCTTTCGTCGGGCCACCTGCGGGAACAAACTCAGGGAATTCTGCGAAGTGGTTAATCAAGTATTCCATTGCGTCGGTGTATTCGAGGGTTTCTTTGTAGCTCAATCGATAGTCCATCACTCCTCCTGTTTGTTTGCCTCTGACCGGACATTTTTCCGATAGCTGGGCCAGTCGAAATTAACCCACATGCCGCCGTCCATTCGCATTCTGTCCATGATTCGCTCAGTCAGTAGCGCCGTGAGTTTTTCCACGTCGAGGTTGGTCAACATCCCTACAGGCTTCTTCGCTGACAGGCGGCGATCAACAATCTGGAACAAGATAATTTCCTCGTTCTGGTTGCCGCGTTGCACGCCGATGTCGTCCAAAATCAGCAAGTCAACGTTGCACAGGTCGTGCATCAGGTCGGCTTCTGACACCTTTGCGCTGGATTGGTACGTCTCCCTGAATCGCATCATCAAGTCAGGCACTGTCACAACCAGCACCGATTTGTTTTTCGATAGCAGGTGATTGCCGATTGCCGCCGCCAGATGGTTCTTGCCAGTGCCACAGCCGCCGCTGAATATGAATCCACCGAACCGGTTGCCGAACTCATTCGCGTACCGCTTAGCCTTGTCCAGTGCGTTACGCTGAGATGGAAAGTCGGCGTTGTAGTTCTTGAATGAGCACTCGCGGTGAAGCTCCTGAATGCCAGAGCGACCGAGGATTTTTTGCAGGCGGGTAATGCGATTCAGTTCAGCAATGCGCTCCGAGTCCTTTCGCCCCTGCTCCAATTGCCACGCTATCAACTCTTCCGGCGTTGTGAACTTTGGTTTGATTCCTTCTGGCATGACGGCCTGTAGGCGTCGAATTAAATCGCTCATCCTGTGAAGCCCTCCGGAATGTGGTTCATGGGTCGGCTAGGTCTGGCAACGCCTGTTTTCTTGAGCGGAAATTTAGGCTTGAACAGGCCTTGGTAGCCATTGGCAATGCTGTTGTTGATTACGGCTGCCGGGTCGTGACCTTCATCAAGGCATTCTTTCAGCAGCTTGAAAGCGGCGTTAACACCTCGCTCGGTCTTTATCGGTTTTTTCGTCTCGTTGCGGTTGTTCACCCAATCACTCCATGCTTGGCTGTCCAGCCATTCAGGAATTGGAACACTGAGAGGATTGAACTTCGGTGATTCCCCCTTGGGGGATATAGGGGGTTTATTACTGTTCTTGTTCTTGTATTGGGTGTCTACCGTTTTCGGGAACCTTTTTCCCTCTTTCGGGAAGGATTTTCCCGTTTTCGGGATTTTTGTTCCCGTTTCCGGTTTGTCTAAAATCCATGCTGATATTTCGGCATTCACCCCTACAAGTTTCATCATTCCCTGCTTCTGGCTAAAGATGATTTTCCGTTCAGCTAAAGCCTTGATAGCGTCAGAAACATGCGTATCACTCAAGCCTGTTAGCTCGGCGATCACTGTGTTCGTCACCCTGTCCTGTTTTTTATTCCATCCGTAGGTAAGCCAGATAACCGCCTCGAAACATTGCCATTCCCGGCCGGACATTCTCAGGCGCGGTTTTAGTTTCTGGATCTCGTTGGCTGTCTTGGTATACCCGTTGGACAGGTCAGCCATATGGCCCCCTTCCTTTTCAGGTAGAACGGTCTTGTTTACAAAATCTACGCGCTGTAGGTTACTCATTACAATTAACCTCCATGCGCTTAAATTCGATTACCCATATCCACGGGTTGGTTTGCCAACTTCCTACGCCGTAAATCGATTCCCATAAATCCCGATACCAGAGGAATGGATCGTATTCACCACCATCTGCGGCTCGTTCTGCTGGATATCCCTCTGCGATCATCCCATCACGCGGGATATGTTTCAGCCGCTCCACGCGCACATCGGTGATTTCCAGCGTGATGCGGGACGCCCAGCGCGGCATGTGGATCGACGGCGTCCATTTTTGTGATGACTGCTTAGTGCATACATCAACAGGGACGGTGCGAGTTGACTCAGTGAAACTATTTCGCTCGCTGGCCTTGTACATCAGGCGTGCAACATCGGTAGCCTTTCCCATAACCCTGAATGCCTCACGCACCCACAGACGATCGCCGGGCTGACCGAACGGGCAATCCCAGCGGAACCGACCCTCGCTTGCATGATGTCGATTAGCGTGAACAGCAAACACGCACCCACTTTCAGCACGTCTTGTTTCCAGAATTTGCGGATAATCTGGAGTAGGTTTCACCATTCGCCGTGTCTGCGTCTTGCGCCCGTCGAGAATCGCCCGAACCATGTCACCATTGAAAATAATTGGACTTTCCTTCATAATTACCCCTGTGATTTGATCCAGTTAAAATTCCATCGTTATCTGAGAATCCGTGTCCTTGCCCGACGCGGATTTTTTTATGCCCACCGCTTTGTATGCCTCCTGAATTGCATACCCCAGCGGACTACATTCAGCAGCCATTTTCGCTATGCAAAATATCGTTGCGATATCTCTCCAGTTCATTCGACTAATTTTTGATTCATGCCATCCCGCCATTTCAGCGAATTTACGGCCTGTCACATGAGAGACGGTGATGAGTAAATCTGTCTCAGCCCGATCAATCTCGCGCTGGGTTGGTTTGCTGTAGTTTGCGTTGTCCATTAGTTACTATTTTCCTATTGTTATGAGTACAGGCATCCCGTGGGGTGCCACTTTGTTTAGTGCTCCACAATGGCAGAGCGAGATCAGCGGGTTTAAAGAGCGTGATTGCTATGCTGCGAGCAGGTTCTTACGGCTTAATTCAAGCAGGTCATTTGCCATGAATTTCCCGCCAGAAATTTGCTCAATTTTTTTCGCGTATTGCGTTTTCCCGAAAAATTCAGTCTTGGGGAGAAATCCGTTTTTGAGCCACTTGTAGACGGCTCTTTCACTTACTCCACAAGCTCTGGCAACTTCGGGGATGCCTACGCTTTTGATTGGCTCATCTAAGTTTCGCATGGGCTTTCCTTTTCGTACTTTCAGTACGCATTATGATTGAACTGAAAGTTTTTGCAAGACGTTTAATATCGAACTCATGGTTCAGAATGAAAAAGTGCGTAAAGAATTCTCCCAGCGGCTCGCGCAGGCCTGTAAAGATGCTGGGTTAGACGAACACGGACGAGGCATGGCGATAGCTCGCGCCCTTAAGCTTTCATCAAAGGGGGTAAGCAAGTGGCTCAATGCTGAGTCTTTGCCACGCCAAGAAAAAATGAATGCCCTTGCGAAATTCTTAAATGTTGATGTTGTTTGGCTCCAGCACGGGATCGTTTCCGAGTCTTCGGCTGACGCTGAATATGTAGGTAAAATGCGTGATGGGTTGGTTAAGGTCGTAGGTGAAGCAATTCTTGGAGCTTCTGGCGCGGTTGACATGACAGAGAATCGTGACGGCTGGCTAATGATTTACAGTGATGATCCACTCGCTTACGGATTGAAGGTAAAAGGCGACAGTATGTGGCCTAGAATAAAATCAGGTGAGTACGTTCTGATAGAGCCTAGCAAAAAAGTTAGCCCTGGCGATGAGGTTTTTGTTAGGACAACAGATGGTCATAACATGATAAAAATATTGGGATATTTCAAGGACTACGAATATCAGTTTATCAGCGTAAACCAAACCCACGCGCCGATTACCATCGATGCGTGCAACGTGGATAAAATAGAATATGTTAGCGGTATTCTAAAAGAGTCTCGCCACATGGAAGATGCAGAGGTAAATGAGTATCTGAAGCGGCTACGATACTAGCCACAGGCGGTGGGTGAGGGAGAAGTACAAGTTTTTGGTGATTAGACAAAAATTAGCGCGGAGAGGTTTACCTATGTCTGGTGGTGATGAGTTGGATTATAAAATCGAAGTATACCAAAGAGGGTCTGCTTTAATTGACGTCAGGATTCACAAGGAAACCCAGGATGTTTGGGTAACAGAAAAGCAAATAGCCAAGCTATTTGATCTCACTCCTCAGGCCATAGCCCATCACATATCTAACATTTATGGCGAAGGCGAACTTGATCAAATATCAACCACCAAAAATCTTTTGGTAGTTCAAAATGAGGGTGGGAGGTCAGTTTCCAGAAGAATAATCCACTACAGCATTGATGTTGTAAACTTTATAGGGTTTAGAGTTAGTGCAAAGCGCGCTGTTGAGTTTAGGCAGTGGGCCTCAGATGTAATCAAGTCTTACCTGCGTGACGGCTTCGTTATCAACGAAAAGGCGTTACGAGACTCCCCTCAAAAAGTAAACGAGCTTGCCGCCAAGATCCGCGCCCTTCGCTCTGAGGAAATCCATGTTTACGATAAGGTTAAAGAGTGCTTTAAAGAAAGCGCCTCTGACTATGACAAAGATTCAGGCGAGGTAAGGTCTTTTTATGCCAAGATGCAAGATAAGTTTCATTACGCTATCACTGGGTTGGTAGGGGCTAGGCTAGTTCTTGACCGAGCAAACCATGAAGATGATAACATGGGGATGAACACCTTCAAGGGTGTATCACCGACACTCGCAGAAGCCAAGATCGGAAAGAACTACTTAAAAGAAAACGAACTATATAGAATGCACCTGCTATCTGAACAATTCCTGCTGCATGCGGAGTCTACCGCCCTTCAGGGCAAGAAAATGACAATGCGATCGCTGAATGAACATATTGATAAACTTTTAGTATTCAATGAGTACGCCTTGCTTACAGAGTATCCTGATGGTTACATCAAAGATGCCGCTATTGAGCACGCCACTACACAATATCAACTATTCAAAAGGAAAAAATTAATCCAGGCCGCAGGGTACATTTACGACCCAGAGTCAGATGCCATGGGTGATTTTGATTTTCTATTTGAAAAGTAAAAGATTACTATGCCCCGGCCCCGCGCCGGGTTTTTTGTGCCCTTCCCTCGCGATCCCCCTTAATTCAAACCTAACTCATTGATATATCTATCGTACGATGTGCGCTAGCTCATTGCCGATCCCCCCATTCTTACGTTTTGCGATCTCTCACCAGATAACCGCATGAAAAATAAATTCTCTTAGGAATCATAAGGTAAACCATAAGTACAATATTATATTTAAATTTCGTACTTACAGTTCTTGATTATATCGAACTAATGGTTCAATATGTATCTCACAGCACGATGCAGCCCACCGCCAAGTGCTCTTGCTCTTTAACATGAATGGGAATTCTCCTGCCAATGTAGGAGACCAAAGTGAATGCTTTGGGATTGAGTGAATACACAGGCTGATGTGCAGCGGGACGTGGCTGACTCGCAGGGATGGCTCAAGCGAATAAGCAAGCTAGACGCCGCCGAACAAGCGCCCTATGACGGAGATCAGCACCGTCCACTCAATCACCAAAGCACTCATAGGAGACAGTAATGACAACAATCATCGTTAAGCCAGCTAAAGACAACGCCAAAACACGCCGCTATCGTCAACGTGGTGAGCTTATGGCAAGGCGCCGGGAACATGCAGCGCTAGCATTCAAAATCAGCAAAGCGTGGGCGAAATTAACTCACGTTGATTTGCCGAAAAGAAGTGAACCTGAATATTCCGGCTCTGTGTGCCTGCCGCAAGTAGTGTTGTTTAACGCTGGGCATCGTAAATCTGAAAATGTGACCGCGAGGTAATTATGTTTATTTATAAATTAGATAAATATATTAAAAAAGAAATTATAACTGCATGCCCATTATGTAATATGCCGATGTTCAATCACGAGGATTGCGTGGGAATATCAGCTGGTGGATATAAATGCATGGCTCATCATCTATGCGTCATGGACAGAATCCCACCAGAAAATGATGATGATTGATTGCATCCGATTAATAACTGAGTGAGTTATCCATGTTTGAATTAGTAGCCGAAGCCGTCAAGGTAAGAATGTCAGATAACATGACAGACGATGAAATAATGTCACTCATTCATGAAGAATTCTTAGCTTATTTCGAACGCTTCCAGAAAATAACAATTGAATACTGCATGTTCAACGAAGACCAGCGCAGAGCATTTACTGAGTTAATGTACGACCTTGTTATGCAATTGGATCTATCTAAATTCCGCAACGTAGAAAACAAGGCTTACACAGATTACAAGCAGCGCACAGGAAAAACTGGCGCGTTAAATTATATGATTAATAACTGAATCAGTACAGAGAGGTGAGAGATGAGAGATGAAAACTCAATTAGGCATTAAGCATGATGTTGACGTTAAGGTAATTAAAACATGCATCAAGATTAGCGACCGTTTCAGTGCTCAGGTTATTGATGTTGACGGTAATGTAATCCGCAACATGGATAATGAATACGTCCCTGATTTGTTTCCCGGCAACCATTATGGCGATTATCTGATGCTCGAAATCGACATAGAAACAGGACACATCCGTAACTGGAAGAAACCAAGTCAGCAGCAATTAAGCCAATTAGTGGGCGAAGAAGAAGACGATTAACCCCCGCGCCAACATCAGAGAATACCATGCCACCAATAGGTGGTTTTTTATTACATAAAATTAAGGAAACAAAATGAATATTAACGATTTAACTATTGGTCAGGCTAAAGAACTGGCTTCTATTTTCGGTAATACCAGTAATAATGAGCCATCGATTGGAAGCCAGTTCATCGGCAAGCCAGTAATTATCCGCACTTACTCGGCTGGTGTCTGGTTTGGCGTTCTGTCTGAGAAATCAGGGAATGAAGTAATTGTAAAAAATGCTCGTCGCATGTGGCGGTGGCAGGCGAAAGAGTCGATTTCTTTATCAGCAGTCGCAAAGTTCGGCATTGATCAATCTAAATCGAAAATTGCTCCAGCGGTTGAATCCATCTGGCTTGAAGCCATTGAGATCATTCCTGCCACGGTGGAGGCGGCGGCACTGATTGAGGGCGCGATCGATGTCGAAGCTGAATAAACCTGATAAATCCGGCGACGGCTCCGGCTACGGCTCCGGCTACGGCTCCGGCGACGGCTCCGGCTACGGCTACGGCTCCGGCGACGGCTCCGGCTACGGCTCCGGCTCCGGCTAATAAAATAACAAATATATGGCTGCGTTTGCGGCCTTTTTTAAGCCCATTTGCAACATCGGGGAAAATCATGAGACCAGAAGAGTTTGTAGGATACACATTATATTACGCTGTGATGGGAGTGGCATTGTTATTGATGTTGCTATTCCTTAGCGCTGTTTTGATGATATTTATTTAATAGCCTAATGCCTACATCGTGGGCATTGTGAAATTAACTAACGCCCTATTGGTCATTGGAGATAGAGATGAGGATAACGATCAGCGTTAACTCTACGCTTGATATTGAAGCGGCATGTAAGGCGCTATCCCACTTCATAAAGGAAAAGAAGCCAGAAGATGGGACGTCAGATATCTGGGGTATAGGGATTAATGGCACGCATTACTTTTGTGTGGGCGTAAAGAAAAACGGCAATTACACCGTAAAACAATCCAGCTGGTAATAACAGTCGGCATAGTTATAAATCAACGGGAGGGAGTGATGAGTGAAATTACAGAAGAAAAAACAGTATGGCTGACCATGACTAATGACAACCTAACAGATGGTCGTGGATATCAGCGAATTCTTCACGTTTGCGACACGGAGGAAACTGCACTGAGGTTGGGGAAGAAAAAGTATGTTCAGGGTAGTAACTGCCCCGTAGAGAAAGCAGTTGCTGTAAAGGTTGGTCGCACATGGCTGGTTCCGGGAAGAATTGAGCCAGAATCTGACGAAGACAAGAAGTTACGGCTTGTAAATGAATCTCGCACCGCTGTTATTGAAAAAATGCGTCAGGCTGGATTTACCGAAGATGAGATTTCACAGATAAACAAATGAGGTGAAAGATGGATAAGGAATTACGCGATAGTTTTGAAGAGGCGGCAAAGCCGTTAATTAAATGGCTTGCTGAAAATGTACACCCTCACCATACGGCAATCGTCAGCAGTAATCATGCTGAGTTGCTTCAATCAGAAATAGGCTTCCCCACTGATGAATTTCTGAAAGATTAAAAATCAGAAATAACACACCCGCATCACCTACTAATTAATCAATCAGGAGTTACCCAATGGCATATACCAATGTCGGGGCTATCCCTATGGGTAGCTCAGGTTTCGACGCAATTAAATCAATACAACACTCTCGCACAAATATATTAACGAGCGATGATTTTAAACCGAGAACGCTCGTTGACATGATTATTCGTTTTTTGAATCGGAGATTGCAGCCGTGAAAATGGAAAACCCACTCAGATATCCAGCGTCAAGGCGCGTCGGAATTTCATTTCATGGTCTGTATATCACAATGGCGAAACAGTGCAGAGAAAATGGATGGCATGCTGAATCAGCAAATTATCTACATCAAGCATCAATGCAGAGAAAAAACATTGCCACTCTGCACTCAAAAACAAACGAATCAGAGTGTTCAGAAATTCACAGCGACGAGCCTATTACATGGGATGAGTTCGCTGGTAATCACATGTGAGGTGAGCCATGGGAACAGCAACGCTAATACTTGGAGAGTCAGGGACAGGAAAGTCCACAAGCCTGCGCAATATAGACCCTAAGCAATCAATCCTGATTAAGCCTATCGGGAAGCCATTGCCGTTCAAGTCCAAGGAGTGGACGCCGTGGGACAAGGATAAAAAGTCTGGAACGGTAGTAACTTCCGATCGCTGGGATTTGCTTGTTGAAGTTATGAAGAGAGCGCACGGATGCGGGAAGCGGATCGTGATTGTTGACGACTTCCAATACGTGATGAGCAACGAATTTATGCGCCGATCAGAAGAGAAGTCATTCGATAAGTTCACCGAAATTGGCCGTCACGCATGGGAGGTCATCAAGGCAGCACAGGACGCGCCCGATGACCTGCGCGTTTATTTTATGGCGCACACAGAAGAAACACAAATGGGCCGAGTGAAGATGAAAACTATCGGCAAGATGCTGGATGAAAAAATCACCGTGGAAGGAATGTTTACTATTGTCCTGCGCACATTAACCCGAGATGAACAGTTTTTCTTTACTACCAAAAACAACGGTGCCGACACAGTTAAATCCCCTATGGGAATGTTTGACACCAATGAAATAGACAATGACCTAGCATTCGTAGACTCGACCATCTGCGATTACTACGGAATTACTAACGTTACAACAATCAAAGGAAACGCAGCATGAGCAACGTTATTTTCACGTACAATGAAGAGTCGGCATTAACGGCTGGTCAGGGTGGGTTTATCAATGAGTCGGGCGCATATGTCATCACGATCACCGATGCATTGTTGATCACTTCAAGCGGCGGAGCTAATGCCATAGAGTTTTCTGGCGAGTCAGATGATGGTCGCAAGGTTCAATATCTCAGCGTTTATACCACCAAGAAAGATAAGTCAGTCAATACATTCGGCGCAAACATGATCCACGCTATCATGGGGTGCGCTGGAGTAAAACAGCTAACTCAATACATGAAGTCGGCTGGCGTATATGTCGCCCCCGAATTTTCCGGCAAGCGCGTAGGACTCGTGTTGCAAAAAGTTATCTCAAACAAGCCTGACGGCTCACCAACCTACAAGCTTGATATTCGCATTCCGTTTATTGCTGATACTCGCCAGACGCTTCAAGAACGACATGATGGAAAGAATGCTGAGACGATTGATAAGATGATCGCCACCTTAAAGGATAAGGATGAGCGCAAGAAATCAAGCGGCAGCAACACTGAATATCATTACGGACAGGACGACGACCCAAGCTTTAGTCCATTCTGATTTAACCACCACATCCAATCTATATCGGCACACTGAACCACTCGGTGGAATTTGTGCCGCATAAAACAAAGGAAATCACCCATGAATATTTATATCGATATCGAAACAATTCCAGCGCAAAACCCTGACATTAAATCCGCCATCGCCGCAGAGGTTAAAGCGCCTGGGCAGTACAAGAAAAAGGAATCTATCGATGAATGGTTAGCTGAAAACCGAGATAAAGTAGCTGAAGAGGATTGGCGCAAGACCAGCTTTGACGGAGGGCTAGGTCATGTAGTTGTTATTTCTGCCGCTGTTGGAGATGGAGAGACGAAAACATTCTACAGCACAGAATGGCAACACCCAGAATATGAAGCTGAATTGCTACGTGAGTTTTTCGCATTCCTGCATGTAAGCTTCGATCCATCACGCCAAATACCGCCGACATTCATCGGACATAATGTTGCTGATTTTGATTTACGATTCCTTTTTCAGCGTGCGGTTGTTCTTGGCGTCGCTCCGCCGCGCTTCCTCCCCGTTAATGTTCGTTCGTGGGATAAATCAATTTTCGACACTATGAATGCTTGGGCTGGATATAACGGACGTGTAAGTCTCGAAAAGCTTTGCAAGGTTCTCGGCATTGCTGGCAAAGGGTCAGAAATCGGAGAGGAAATTGACGGAAGTAAAGTATGGGATTTCGTGCGAGACGGGAAAATTGACAAGGTAGCAAAATATTGCGCCGCTGACGTTGAGCGAGTTCGTAACATTTTTAAACGCATGACCTTCTCTGACGCCGCATAGCAATATAACGGACATGGATGTCCAGTATTAGAGCGACTAACCCCATGAACACAGCATATCAACAAGCAGCCAATAACGCTGCCGAACTCGAACGCGCATATAAATTCACCCAAGCCGGAACAATGTGGCTTGCTGCTTATGAATATGCATCTGACAAGAACAGAGAATACTGCGCTAATCGTGCATTCTTCTGTAATAAGTTTGGATTGAAGTTGGAGGTGGATAATGTCAGAGATAATTGACCAAGCAAATAAACTTGTCGAATTAACCATTCAGCACGCATTAGCTAACCGCCCTGCTCCAATGATATTCACGGGTCAGTGCAAATACTGTAGCGAGACAATTGAAGTCGGTCATTTCTGTGATGAATATTGCAGAGAGGATTACGAGAAATTGGAGAGGAATAAACAATGAAGAAAATAGATGAGATAATGGTTGATGCAGACACTGCACTATTTATTCTGGAGGCTATTAGCCAGATTGATTCCGATGATATCGATAGTGATTATATCGACATTAGATTCGAAACAGAGAGCGGTGACACTGGGTTAGATATATCAATAATAGAACAATTCGGCAAGGCGCATGAAATCATCAAAGGGCTGCTGAATCATTATGCAGAATTACAAAAAGACAATGAGACTCTCCGCGCAATGATGCGTGAGGGGGAAATTCAGCGCGATAAGTTCGACGCAATGCTAACAGAGGCGGTTCAGTCTCTGAAAGAAACAGAAAAGCAGCGGGATGGGCTGGTTGAGGAGAATGTGGGGCTGAAAGTAGCAAATAAGAAACTGATAAGTGAGCAGCAAGCGGCGTGGCCTATCGGCTTGCTTGAGTCATTCATTGCTGAGCATGAACCAGAAATCCCAGCCACCGACGCCGCGATTGCTGAAATCGGGGCTAAGGCGGTTGAGCAGGCCGTGATGGGATTTCATGAAAAATGCTATGCAGCTTTTGACGGTAGCAACGAATATGGCTTGTACATTCGCGCTGAATTAATGCAGTTCGCCAACAACCTACGCAGGGGTGGGGTGTGAATACAGAAGAACTGAAATCGATTATCGCTGAAGGCGACTATGACGCCACCGACCTGCTTATGGAGCACTGCCCTACAGTGTATCGGCGGTTTCATAAGCATTCTGACACGATGGCTAAGTTACTCAATGAGGTGCGCAGAAAGTTCCCTGACGCGAGATTCTACACGACTGGCGGTGATGGATTCGCGCTCTTGCTGGGTGAATCTCATAGCGGGGAAAGCCCAAATACTGAGTTGATAGCCGCATCAGCAGTTAAATTTCACGTAATGGGTGGGGACTGGTAACATGAATACTTTAACGAATGAAAGGCTGGAAGAAATAATCGAACGACGCTCACCGTCTTTGAGGTGGGAAGAAGCACCAGCAATGGCTACGGAACTGTTATCACTCCGCGCGCAACTGGCAGAGCTTGGGAGGCAAGCGGTTACGCCGTTCGCGTGGGCCAATTTGCGGGATGGCGACCCGACCTTTCCGCGCATCTTCATGGAAGAGGATAGTGCTGATTGGATGGTGGAAAAAAGCACAGTAAATCCACCCGTAACAAAAATTCCGCTCTACTCCCGCCCCGCTCCGCAAGCTGTAATCCAGCCTGTAAAGCCCATCGGCTTTATCGAGGCGAAATCCCAAGGGACCGATACCTATACCCTTAAATGCTTTTACCGCCCCGAAGGAACGTCGAATCTTGTGGGTCAGAAAGTTTATGCCGCGCCGCCAGCAAGCCAGCCTTACACGGTGCCGGATGAGGTAACCGCATCCACCAAACCGAATAGCAGCTACGAGTGGCGTAAAGGCTGGAACGCCTGCCGCGCCGCCATGATCCAGTCTGGCAACTCTCCGGTATCGCCGGATAGTTCAGCAACCCCAATCCGCTACATGAACCGCTTCACAGGAAATTGCGTCACATTAGAGCAGCAGCCAGATGCGGACACTGATACCGATGTTTATATTCCGCTAGTTCCGCAGCATAGGGGGGAGTAGATGAACGCAATATTGAAACCGTGCCCGTTTTGCGGTAGTAGCGCTGCGTTTGATTTTGATGTGCCGGAGATATCATGCAATGGGTGCGGCATCACAATTAGAACTGACTATGTTGGTAATGATGATCGGGGTGCTGCTGTAATCAGGGCGTGGAACACGCGGCCGGAAAATAAAACTCAGAAACGGGAGGGTGTGTGATTATCGGGTTTATTCTGCTAGTCAGCGTATGCGGTAATGATTACTGCGATGCCCTGCCCGTTTCCGAGCGCATTATGACGTTTAACGAGTGCCAGAACTGGGTGACGTTAATTCACGAAAAGCGACCGCATGCCACGTTATTGTGCGCGCCGGTCAACGAAGAATAACCAGCCGCCACGAGCGGTTTTTTTACGCCTGAATTAAGGAGATGAGGATGAGTAAGCAGGATATTTATCAGAAGTTGGAATCACTGGTTTCAGAATCTCACCAGTTTGCGTGCTCTCTCGATATTGGCGATGAGAGAACGGAGGCATTCGAACTTTATGAAGCACTGCGCAGGCTACAGCGTCGTGGTGCCGCTGGAGAGATATTGGCCGCTACAAACCCATTGCTAATCCACACAGACGAAGAAGATGAAGACTGGTGGGATGATGAGGATGATGACTGATGAAGCGAACAACGCTAACAGAAAAGTTATTTCTGGCCGCTATCACAGCGGCTTTTTTATGCTCTGTATTCACGGTGATATCAATCACATGAACGTACAAATAGAAAACGCAATCAGATGCGTAGCAAGGGATTGCCGCATTGAAATTAAGCGCGCGAAGGAGACGCGCCCTATTTCAGAACATGACGCAATAACAACCCGCATTCTCGACCACCACGCAAAACGTATCACCGCCCTACCGCCGAATACATTCAGTGCAAAATTGTGGCTGAGTTATTTCGTGCGTGTCGTTGATGCTGAAGCTAATAAGTGAGGACTTATGGAATTGAGAGATGATTCATTTGTTGATCTGAAATTCATGATGGAAGATTCGCGCTTCGGCAAGACGTTCTTCTACTCAGAGATAAAGGCCGGACGACTGCCTAAGCCAACAAAGGTTGGAAGATGGTCGCGCTGGGAGTACCGCGATTACAAAAACTGGAAATCGATGTACAATAAACCATCCGATCAGGAGTCGAACCAATAATTCGAACAGAATTCTGCGCCGAAGCGGGTAAAATATCGGGTAAAAAATTTCTCACATACAAATATTCCCTTCAAAATCAGTCTCCAGTGGTTCCAATTCGGTTTCTGCTGGGGACACCAAAACGCTCTCTTACATGCTCTCAAAAAGCCTAAAAAACCCTTTAAAAACAACGAATATAATCAACATATAGTCTTAATCTGTCCCTGAAATTACTCCACCTAATTACGCCGCCATTTCATAATCCACCGGTGTTTGATAACCCCGCGTTGAATGGTTGCGACGACGATGATAAAACACCTCGATATAATCGAATATCACGTTCACCGCCTCTTCTCTGCTGACAAACGCTTTTCCACACATCAGCCCCGTTTTCAGCGTGTGATAAAAGCTTTCCATTACCGCATTATCGTAACAGCAACCCTTTCCACTCATTGAGCAACGTAAATCGTTA